CATTTTGCAGTATGCACTGAGTGCGCAAAAACAGGCGATCATGCAGTTGAGATAGCTGACACTCTTCCGGATCGCCCATTACCTCCGCGCCCTCCATGCGATCCGCCAAAGCCAGATAAGGAATACATACGGCCATGACCGAAGTAAAGGCAGACTGGGAGCGCGGTGCCGCGCTGGTAGATCAGCGCGATGGAGAAGAACAGGCCGCCGCAGAAGACAGCCTGGAGAAGGGCGGAAATGCCTGAAACGTTCATGAGGCGTCTCGCTTGAAGTATTTGGTGATTAGGCCCGGGATCAGCTTAACCCACTTAGGCGGCTCTCCGGTCTCGAATGACTCAAGGATACTCAGAGCAACCACCACTGCAAGTAGACCGCAAAGGAAGGCAGAAAGTCCCGTGGTCTTCATGACCTCGCGAGTCACAAGCTCCATTGAAGCGTAATAGCCGCCGATCCATCCTGCAATGAGGTATCCGATGCGCTGCAGGATACTGATGCTCTTGGCCCATATAATGAATATGCAGGCCCCGCCGAATGCGCAGATCACGGCGTTCAGGTCAATCGATGACAGACAGCTAGCAAGTGCTACTCCGCCAGCCCCTACAGCCATGCAGGCCGCGACCGGCGTTGTTAATGCGTCCGCCATGCTTAATTCCCTATTTGGTTTGGAAGCCGAAGTTTGCAGGCTTGCCAAGGTCTGCGCCAGTGAATAAGGACCAGGCCGCAAACAGGCCGATGGTAATGCTGAGGATTAGCACGGCCCGGGTGATTGTTTCGTAATGCTGCGCCTTCATCTCTGAGTGCGCTCGCATGCCCTGGATCACGAAGATCGCCGCCAAGAAAACGTTAGCGCTGATATCGCGGTGCATGGCGTAGCTGATCAGCGCCATTGAGAAGGCCATGAAAGACCAAACCGTTGAACTCGACATAGCGCCTTTCCTCCCTTCCCTAGATAAGCATGTAACGGCAATAGTGGCAAATTGGTTTACAAGGCACTGATTCTAACCGAGCAGGCACAAAAAAGCCCTCATGTTTTAAGTGAGGGCTTTTCCTTTATCTTATGCAGATGACCGGCGCTGATCTCCGGCTTGACTATTTGCGACCTTAGTGACACCGGAGTTTCACCGGGGCGAAGGTTTCAGTCGCTATTTATTGGACTCGCCGTGGCCATCTGGGCGCTTACTCACTTTACCAGCCACGATTCCCGCAATCCATCAGGTCTTCCACTTGCGCATCAGCCTGCGCATTCATCTGCACGCACACAATACCACAGGATCTTTATTTGTCTACAGAGACTTATTCTTTCGCCAGCTTCCTGCATCGCCTCGTCCTGCACCTAGGACGGCAATAAACATGGGTCTTCTTCTTCGCGTGAAATAGCTCGCCGCATTCAATGCAAGCTATCAATGGCGCCCCGCACATAACGCATTTGCCCATAAACTTTGTCCGGTTAATTTGGTGTAACGCAAGATTACTCCGCGCTGTAACGCTTGGTAAATACACGCAAAACGCCCACCCGTGACATTCTTTTCAACCCATTCTCCGCCAACTTTTTCAGCCTTATCGTCGTTCTTGTGCCGCTTCTGGCACACGCAACGGAGTCCTGAAAATGGACATTGACGACGAACGCGCAACCCTCATCTCTGCACCTCCGGTCATGCCGGAAGCAGAAGCCGATGAGCCAAAGCGCAAGAAAAAGAAGGTGAAGAAAATGGCAGTTCTCGAAACTCCAACCATGCTGGCGACAGGTGGCGGTAGTGAAGGCATGGGTTTGGGCGGCGGCATTGGTGGCGGCCTGCTTGGCGGTATCCTGGCTGGCGCTCTGTTCGGGGGTGGCATCGGCAACCGTCGCAACGAAGGTGGCGAAGGTTGTGTAACTCCATCCATGCTGACCGCGGGACTGGCCGGTGTAACCGACGCCCTGCAAAACACTACAGTAGTGCAAACTCTTGGCTCGATTCAGGCAGCTATCCCGCTTGCCGAAGCTCAGGGGCAGCTTGCATTGGCCGGTGCTCAATCTGAAATCACTGGGCAGATCAACACTTCTCTGCTGGCAACTCTGGCCGGCCAGAACCTGATCAACAAGAACGTAAGTGATGCAATTGCTGCCAGCCTTGCCAGTCAGACCTCGATCAAAGAATCCGTAGCTGCTTACGGAGTCGCAAACCTCAACGCAACCAAGGACGCTCAATTCGCTATTGCCACCATCGTTAAAGATGATGGCGAGAAGACTCGAGCCCTGATCACTTCGAACACTATCAGCGAGCTGCAACGTCAACTGACCGTTGCGCAGACTGCTGCGCTTGAAGACCGTTTGACCAACCGCGCTCGGGAAACCGAGATCACTATCACCAACACCAACACTGCGACCGCGCAACAAATGCAATCGCAGAACCAACTGCAAGCCCAAAGCCAAGCGATCATCCAGTTGTCTGGCCTGATCAACAACCTGGCTGGCGATATCCAATCTGTCCGTCAAGGACAGGTTGTGTTCAATAGCGGCACCATGGCCGGCAGCGCAACCCAGGCTGCTGCAAATACCAAGGTGGCCTAAATGGATGCTCAGTTGCAGGCCATACAGGCCTTGATTGCATCGAATCCGCAGGCAGCGGCATTGTTCAATCACCTGAAACCCGCTCCAGCAGCACAGGAATCGTCGACTGTCGAAAGTCAGCAGGCGGTTTCACCTGAAAACCTTACGCAAGAGCAGCAGTTCAAGCTGCTTTACGTGATCTATAAGGAGTTTCTGGACGAGGAAGAAGGCAAGCAACTGGCCGCGAGCATTGGGAAGTTTGCCCGATTCGCTCAAAGCAGAGCAGACAGAAAGTAATCAGCAGGGCGTTTCGGCGCCCTGTTCTTTTATTGGGGATAGATCATGAAAGTCATTTTTCTAGATATCGACGGCGTGCTGTGTTGCGCCAGATCATGCGTTGCGCATGGAGGCTATCCCGCCGCGGGCAATCCCGTGTCATGGGGCAAGTTCGATGAGGTGGCTATCAAGCTGCTGCAGGAGGCCATGCGCAAGACTGGGGCAATCGTAGTGCTGTCATCCAACTGGCGCTCCACGGTTAATCTGGAGGCGTTGCAGTGGCGACTAGGGATTCGCATCGAGAGCACAACACGCGAAGGTACAGAGGCCGAGCCACGCGGCGCGCAGATCCATGATTGGCTGATCCGCCATCCGGGCGTTGAGTCCTACGCGATCCTTGACGATGATGAGGATATGCTGCCAGACCAGATGCCGCGCCTCTGCCTTACCAGCAAGCGCAATGGCTTCCTTCTTGGACACTACGAGGAATTACTGGAGAAGCTTGAATAAAAAAGCCACCAGGGTTTTAGGCTGGTGGCTTAGTCCGAACTCTTAGCTGTCGGCGCTTCTGGTCTCTCACCAATGCTAGCTTTCTCATCGGGATGTATAGGCATCTTGCCTTGCCCATCCTACATAGGAGCTAGACCCATGTTCTGGAGCAGGTAGGGAGATTCGAACTCCGCTGTGCTAAGCGTGGAAGGCTTGCCGCGCACCTTGCGCTTACCTGCGAAACTGGTGGGCCAAACAGGACTTGAACCTGCAACCAGCCGATTATGAGTCGGCCGCTCTAACCAATTGAGCTATAGGCCCTAATGATTCCGCATGTGCGGGATGGGCCTTTCGGCGTCTGCGGCGTTGGTTGTCTGTGTAGGCAACAGCCTTGAATCCTTAAGGCCCATTGCGTCATCTCAAGAATCGAAAGGCAATGGAAGGAATACGGCCTACGAGCAAAGACTATCACAACTCATCGCCTTGTCCAGCCTTCACATCTGCTTTTTCATCTCACGGACAAGCCCCCGGTAGTGCTTCTTTATGGCCTGCAGGTCTATGCACGCAAGTGAGGAAGATTATGCTCGGCCAAATAATCATTCCTCGCCTTTATTGCATCATTTATATCGGAAAATCTGCCGAGGTTTATTTGCTTTTTCCTCCATTGCACTCTCGAGCACCACTTTCCCTTGAAGAACGAAACACCAACATGCCCGCTTTTATTTTTGTCGGTAAGCTTTCGATTTGCCGCCTGCACGCTGTAATCTACATACCTGCAGTTTTCTGGGCTATACCCAAGAGACGACTCAATCCTGTCGATTGTCAGGGATTCAGAGTAACTGTTAGCAAGTGACCACTCCATGAATGGCTCAAAATCCACCCATTCATCACAAAGAGTAACCCCTGCATATTTTTTAACTTCTGAGCCCTTGGGATTTAGGCATCGGCGCTTCATGTTTGCCCAGGTCACATGCAGCCGACTATTTGAGTTGTTCAGGCCGTGCGTCCTCCTCGAAACACCACTCTTCTTGTTTGAGCAGGCCCGGCAAAATCCGGTCATGGTTTTTACCCTGTCCATTCTGCTACTGAACTCACCGAGACATTCGGAGCACTTAAAGTCACCAAACGACCTTTTTATCCCGCCTGATAGCTTGACGTATGTGCGCAAAAGATTTACTTCGCTCATCAGATAGAATCCTCGAATCTACGCTCATGCCGCCTGGCTTTCTTGGCGAAAATTGATTTAATCCTGACCAGATATTCAATGGTGAACTTCTTTACGGACTGATCTCGCTCTACCGCCTCAATCTTTTCTGATCCGATCCTCTCTATCAACCCCTTGCGCAGCTCTACGATGTTACCGCTGAGATTTCGGTTGCACCGAACGCATGCAGCTGCAGCATTGTGCAGATGGAACCTGAGATGCGGAGCGCTACCTACACTTCGATAATGAGAACAGTCCATTGTTCCGCCAAGCTTTTGACTTGGCGTTGCCCCACAGCTTGCGCACGGAAGCCCAAGATCCCGCGCCCTAACATATCGATTCCAGGCCGTCTGCGCCTCTCGCATGTAGTCGGATCTTTTCTTCAGTCCTTTCTTTGCCTCTCTATGCTCCAGGCGCTCCGTATGAGCCATCGCCTTCTTGGCCTTGTCCTGATTTACATCCTTGATCGCAAGACCGCACAATGGACTACAGACGTGCTGGCCCATGCGTTGCGGCGCGAAGGTCTGGCCGCATTCAGGGTTACGGCACTTCTTTGGCTTTGCCGGCTTACTTATCATTTTTCATCCGGCGTTCAAAATCCTTCCAGAACTTATTGCGCCTCCGCTCAATTATCACGACAACTGCAATCATCACAACAAATAATGATCCAGCCGTATAAAGCTCGTTCATAACTGCATCCCCCTATCCCGAGACTCGCCCAGCAACGGCGCCTGCCCGGCGTTCAAATCCCATTTTTCAGAATTCCCGCACTTGTTGTTTGAGCATATCCGCATGAATTGACTGGACAGATTACTTAGCGGCGAACCGCAGGCCGCGCAAGGGCGGCCCTTTGGTGTGTCGGTCATGGATTATCACCAATCGCCTTATTCATCGCGCGCCGACCAATTCTCGCTCTTTCCCGAAGCGATTTGACGAAATCAACTTCAGGATTTTCCCCATAGACATGAACCAGCCTGTCAGCCATCCAATCAAGGAAATCTGGAGTGTTAATCTGGGATCCCATTGATTGCGCTCTAAACAAATCTGGCGCGGCTGCTATCAGGCAGCGATCATAAAGGCTCGGGCATTTACGATCATCCATAACCGGTTCCGAGTCAGAATATGACTGGATACTTGCTTTTCCATCTCGATCAAAATCCCAATACCAAGGCCCCGGCGTATGATTACTCATCTCGACACCCCCTTAACAATCCCGTCATTACCAAGCCATTCTAGGACGTAGGCGTCTACTAGCTGGCCGTGGGTTTCGATTGGCGACCCGCTGCTCATCCAGAATTCGTCTTGTCCTGACTTAAGCATGAATGACGCTTCTTCACTTCCGATTAAATTAACTTCCTTTCCAGCCTTCAAAACCATTCCGACCTTGAGCTGCTTCGGCGCGCCAGGTATCCACTTGACCGTTGGATGGCTCATTTCTCCACCCGCTTCTGATAACCAGCGTCAATCATGATCTGAACTGCCTGACCTACTACGGCCTTGCAGCGAACTTCTCCAGGGAGGATTGATAGCGCTTCATTGATCGTATTCTCCCGCTCTTCAGCAGCTACCTGCTCGGCGGTGCGCTCTGGTCGTACATACGAGAATCCATTTATCACATGAGTCCAGCCATCATCGCACTCGACCAATAAGGCTATGCCCCCGTTATCGGCCAGCGCCTTCCCTATAAATTTCCCAGAAGCCCAGCGATTCATTTGGTGTCCTTGCTTTTCAGTCTCAGCAAGGATGTATGCTTCGCAGCGATCGCCAATCGTCGGGATATCACCTTGCTCCCACTCAACAACCTTCGGCGCATTCAGCGCATCGACTGCGGCTTGCCATTCGGCTTCAGTAACCAGTACGCCTGCTGGAGGGGTGTCTTCAGCGATCTGAAGTCGAGCCCATTCGCGACCGTCATAGCCCTTGCCATTAATTATTGCGCCGTTGTGCTGTAACTGAGATAGGCAGGAAACACCTTCCGGCCAAACCTTCAATTCCCGCGCCAAAATATCTACAAGTTTCATTGCTCAATCCTCAGAACTTCAGCGATTAGCCCGCGCTTGTGGCGAAGCAGGTAGACCTTGTTGAGCTGCTCTTTGCGCGACTCGTAAGGCATGTTGATTTCGATGAGTGACGTGTTCAGGCGCTGCAGGTGCTCGACACACTTTATTTCCAGATTGCTCAGGTGGTCTCGGATCGGTTCGGCCTTGTCGAGTTCATGGTGTGCTCGGAATGCCTTTGCGGTCATGCCAAGAGCTATCCGGTTGATCATGTCGAACTCATTGGAAAAGTTGTGCGGGCGCAACTCCTTGCCGGCCGTTTGGCGATCACGCTTGATGGCGTCAGTTAGATCGGATGACTCAAGGCGTGCAGTCTTGCGTGACTCAATCGCCGATGCATTCTCAGCAACAACCTTTTCCAGCTCCTGCCAGCGATCAATGATCTTTGCGCGAAGCTCGGCGCTATATCCCGAGACAACTACCATCGTGTTTCTGAAGTCTAGAATGAACTCCATGTAGGTCTGGCGGTTCTGTTTGTTCTTGTAGGGGGTCTCGTTTCCAAAAACGACACCCTTACCGATCAATCCGCGAACCGTTTTCATCACGTTATCGTGAGTTGCACCGACCAATTCCGCAATCTCACGACTGCTCATCGTGATGGCGCTGCTGGTTACGAGGTTCATTGCGAATCCTCCGGCGGCGATGGGAGTGGCATCCAGTGGGTAGGCCAATACAGCGGGTCAATCCAGTAATCGTCGTTATCCATTCCATCTTCATCAACGAAAGGATGAAACTCATCGTTTAAAAATGTGAATGGAACAACGATCAGAGGGCCGTCCTCTTTGTCGTAATGTTGTAGCGCGCACAGCCCTGATTCGTTATCTGCTGGCAGCCGGTCGCTGCACTTAATCCATTCGCTCATTGCATCAGCTCCTTTGGCACGCTTACGGTATCGCCGAGCTTGTTAGCCACGATTGCGCGGCAAGCTGCGATTAGAGCTGTATGCCCTTCCCCCAAATGATTTCCGCTATGCGACCACCATTTCCCCTCTACCTGCTTTGAAATTATCACCACATTGCTATCAATCAGCGGGCCGCCTTCCTTCCAGCGAGTTGACGGCTGAAATGGATCAATCTTCTCCTGCTGGCCAATTCCGTCCATACCTACGCGAACATCATGCAGCGAGACAATGAATAGGGCGCCATCAATCAGGCGCCAGTCAGGTCCATCACCATAACCAGCAAAGAGCACCGCCCAATCCAGAGCGGGACCGATCAGCTCTGATGTTTTAACTTCGACCATTTCCATTTTCTATCACCCACAAAAAAAGGCTTAGGCTTTGCGGTGGTCGTAATCTTGTTGGATCTGGATCGAGGGGGAAGCTCAACCCAACAAGAACACCGCAAACCTAAACCTTATCAACCCTCGATCCATTAACACCGGGTTACGACACCCGTGAAGCTGAGTATACAGATTCTCGCTCATCGGTAAAGCGCTATTCGCAAATTCCCCAATGATCCGCAGTCTGGAATTTAACCTGATGCTCGGCCGCGAAAGCCTCCATCACCTCAAACATATCGTTAAACCACTTTTTGCTCTTCTTGCGCGTTGAGACGCCCAGCACGACGAATCCGCCGTCTAACCCTGGCACTGCCCTTTGCTGCTCCACGGAAGCGCTAAAAACGCACTTCCAGTCCTCGTCAGACAGTTTCTTACCGTGCCATACAACCTGTTTGGCCACGTCTCGCAGCATGGCCCACATCCGGCGG